ATGAACAACAAGAAGAGAATCGTCATTATTGGCGCCACCTCGGCAATCGCCGAGCACTGCGCCAGGCTCTGGCTGGAAAAGCAGCCAGTCGACCTGACTTTGGTGGGCCGCGATACCCAGCGCATTGAGCGGGTTGCAACAGACCTCAAGGTGCGGAGCCCGCAATCCGAGATTCGTGTTGTCCAGGCTGAGTTTCTGGACCCTGAAGCCATAAACGCCACTGTTTTGGATATCGTCAAATCGGGGCGCGTCGATATCGTCTTGATTGCGCATGGATCACTGCCAGAGCAAACCGAGTGCCAGAATGATCTTCAGTCTTGCCGCGACGCACTGGAGATCAACGGGGTGTCACCCGTCCTCTATGCCGAGGCCTTTGCTAAAGAGATGGAAAAAGCCAACCACGGCACCATTGCTTTGATTGGTTCCGTGGCAGGCGACAGGGGGCGCAAGTCCAACTATGTTTACGGTGCTGCCAAAGGACTGGTTACGCGCTATGCCCAAGGGTTGCAGCACCGTTTTGCGGGTAGCGGCGTCAAGGTAGTGCTGATCAAGCCTGGTCCGACTGATACCCCAATGACGGCTCACCTCAAGGGTAAGGCTGCCAAGTTGGCGCCTGTTGAAGATGTCGCAAAGCAGATTGTGGATGCGATTGAAGCAGAAAAACCCCTAGTTTACACCCCGAGAAAATGGTTGCTTATCATGAGCATAATTCGACATTTGCCTCGCGCGATTTTCAACAAGCTAGACATTTGAGATTCGTTGGCCAGCAACTCAAGAGCAAAACGCATGCAGAATATCCACAAAAAACTAGAACCATTTTTTTACCACATAGCGCTTGGGGTATTCATTGCGCTCAGTCTGCTGCATCTTTTAACCGGCTATGCTGATAATGGCGACTTCTTAAGAAGCGTCGGATTCTTATTTGAAAAGCCGCATGATTTTTCAACAATGTTGCCAGCCGCAGAAAGTGAAGAATGGAGGAGGCGCTTTTTTAGCGAATGGCACGATAAATGGGTTTTTCTGCAGAACTGGCCCAATACAGAAAATTTTTTCTCAGTTTCATCCTATAAGCTTTATTTGCTATCTCAAGCTTATTTGTCAACATTGATTGGCGCTGAAAGCTCATACTACTCAATCATCTCAGGGTCAATATTGTCAAGACTAATCCTGTGCGCAGTCTTTCTAACTATTGCACATCACCTTAGACATAAGGTATCGAACATCGCTGCGTGGATATTCATCGCAATCTTTGGCCTCATACTGATTGACTCAAGCTGGATTGCTTTTTTAAACTCATTTTATGAAGAGCAAATCGCAATTGTTTTCTTGCCTCTTCTGGGGTTTCTGCTTTTAAAATTTTGCGCAAATCAAAGCACCAAGACTGCTTTTGGGATTCTATTGTGCGCGGCGTTTATCGGCGCAGCAAAGACTGCTTACTTTTATTTGCCAACACTATCTCTTTTATTTTTGATTCCATTTATTTCATCAAAAAAGGAATTAATTAAATTAATCTTGATCACTATTCTCTTGCAGACAGTATCGTTGCTGCCGGTATACTTTGGGAAGTACGAAAAAATTAACTCTTATCACGCCCTTTACTTTGGAGCTCTTAAAGTATTACCAAATACTGAAGCTTCATCCATTCAGTCAATTGGCGGGAAACCTGTTTTTCATGAATGTATAGGAGTTTCTGCTTTTAGCCCGCTTGGGCAAAAATGCATGGAAACATCAAATGCAAGCTATGCTGATGTCGTTAAGTTGATAGGCAACCACCCAAGTGTTGGATTTAGAATGATTGCAAAGCTATTCGAAGAAGGAAGAGCAACACGGCTCGAATACCTAGGTAAAGGAATTAAAAACACCCCCAACTTTTCTGAAAGCACTGTTTTTAATCTGTGGCCGAAATTTTTCGCGAAAGGATTGAATTATTTTATACTCCTTGCCTTACTTGCCGCGAGCTTTCTGTTGGTCAAAAAAAAATCTCTTTTAAGTGATAAAGAAAAATCGGTTTTGCTTATTGGGGCATTTTTCGCTGCGTTTGGCTTCTCGCAGTACATTGTGTCTTTGGGTGATGGCTACTATGAAATAACCAAGCACATGGCCGCAGGGAATTATGCTCTTGCTTTATCGCTACCCTTTATTTTTGCGGCGATTATTTCAGCGGCTCACCGTTTTCTTTTTTCGAAGCGCAACTCCGAATAAGCAAAGGCTTCTTCACGACGACGAATAATCAATCCCCGGAGACGCTTCCCATTTGACCAGACCCACTTCATCAGCTCAGTAGGGACGTGTTCGTGTTCGCCACGGTTCACCTTCCGCCGCAGCGTCGACCGCTGCAGTGCCCCGGCGCCAAGGTTAAACGTGAAAGACACCAGCGCATCAAACTGCCCGGCCGTAAGGGGCACCGAGATCAGCCGCAGCACGGCTCGCTCGGCGATCCTCACGTCCTTGCGCAGAAGCTCTGTGGCGTCGGTTTGCATAATGCCCGCTGCAAACTGATCCTGTTCATGAGCCAGTACGACATGGCCGTAGCCGATGGTCGGATAGCCGGCCGGGCAGATGTAAATGGTGGGACTGAAGCCTTCAAACCGCTTGATCAGGTTAAGTCCTGCTTCGGTGACGTGACGCATCAACCACCCCGGCGCATCTTATTGATCTGACGGCTGCCGAACCAGAAAGACATTACTGCAGCAAAGAGCGCCTGGGTTTCGTCGTCCCAAGTGGCCTGCAGGGCTGCTGCGAGCGTGACGCCGTCGGTTTGCAGCAAAGTGGCCAAGGCCGAGACCTTCACCACCGCAAAGACCAGAAAGAAGGCATAGGTGATGACCGGACGCACCGACGCCTGTAACGCTTCCACCCAAGGCGAGCCCGTAGGATGGTTGGCATAGCTGTAGAGCGCCTGACTTTCGGCAACATCAGCCGCAATCTGGATTTCTTCCAGGCGCTGGCTGTGGCCCAGCCGCTGCTGCTCCATCTGCCGATCCAGGATGGCCAGTTCGTGTTTGCGGTCCTGGCTGTCGCGAAACAGCTTGAGGAATTCCGGGAAGGTGCTGCTGAGGAAGCCCAGCAGTGATCCGAGCAGGGTCAGCATGATCAGTGTCCCCCAAAGAACTTCAACTTGATCAGCGCGCCGGCAACCAAGGCCAAGATGAAGCCCGTGGTCACCATGCGTACCAAGGTCTGCCAGACGGTGTGCTTGGCGGTGTTGAAGGCTTCGAGCAGTCCACGCAATTCACGGATGTCGGCGGCTGCGCTTTCGCCATCCAGACCGACATCGGTCATGGCGCGCTTGGCGCCGCGTTCGGCAGCGTCCTCGATCAATCGCTCAAATTCGTCCAGCGGCATGGATACCCAGCCGTCTCGGGTGTTCGGTGTGTTCATCACGGTCTCCAGAAACAAGAAACCCCGCACGGGGGCGGGGTCGATGGGGTAAAAGGGATTGGCAGGTCACGGGGCGCTGGGGATGGCAACGGTCGCTTTGCGTTGAGAGGGTTTGTTGTGCCCAGCTTTGGCTTTGCCGGACTTGCCGGCTGAGATTTCGATAGACGTGCTCCAGCTTTGCCCAGCCAACTGGTGGGTGACCGACTCGATCAGGTAGGTGCCGTCGACCTCTTGCTTGAAACCCTGCAATTCGACCGATTTCTCTGCGGCCAAATCGGCACGGCCTCGCAACTCCAGCTGGCCGCTGGCGGTCTGCCGGTTCATGTCGGCCAATTTGCTTTTGGCTGCAGCCTTGGCGGCGCTGGGGTTCGGATAAATGTGACGATCAGTGTGCGTGGCGCTGCTGGAGCCGATCGGGGCATCCGGGTTCGGGATGACGATCTCGACCTTTTTGCCGGTCTTGGTGTCGTGCGCCTGAGTTTTCACAGCGCCGACACTGCCCCGGTCGGGGAAGGTCAGGCGATAGCTGATCACTTCGTTTTGCAAGAGGCAGATCACCGGCAGGCTTTTACCAGAGGCGGTCTTACCGTTAGCGCGCGGCAGGACCACGAGCTTGCGGTCCTTCAGGGTGGCCGTAGCGTTGTATTGACGTGCCAAGCGAGTCAGGAAGTTCAAGTCCGACTCGCCGACCTGGTCGGCCCGTGGCACCGTCGTGGTGATTGAGCAGACCGCCTGCCAGCGGTTGCGGGCGGCAACCTCCCGGATGATTTGCGACAGCGGCACGTTTTCCCAGGCGTGCTGGCGTGGGCTTTTGGCAAGCCCTGCCATGTCCGCCGGCTTGCCGCGAATGACCAGGGTGCGTGGCGGACCAGAGAATTCGATCTCGTCCACGGTGTAGGCGCCCATGAAGCTCAGCCCCTGACCTTCCCAGCCCAGAGAGATGCGCAGCAGTGCGCCTTTCCTGGGGAAGGCAATCCGGTCGTCACGGTCGTCTAGCCGGATTTCGCACTCGTCCGACTGCAGTCCGGCTCGGTCGGTCAGTTGCAGGCTGATCAAGCGGTCTTTGAGCAGATCGGTGATGTCCTGGGCGTTAGCAATGACTGAACCGCGCCGGGTTTGCCGGAGGCTCCAACTCTTGAGTAGGATGGAGCATCATGAGCAAGACCACGAATAAGTCTTCCCCTGAAGTGCGCGAGCGCGCGGTGCGGCTGGTTCTCGACAACGAGGGCCAGCATGCGTCGCGCTGGCAGGCGGTCATGTCGATCGCGGCGAAGATCGGATGCACGCCGCAGACGCTGAACGAGTGGGTCAAGAAGGCCGACGTCGACAGCGGCAGGCGCGCCGGTGTCCCGAGCGAGATGGCCGAGAAGATGAAGGCGCTGGAGCGGGAGAACCGCGAGCTGCGCCAGGCGAACGAGATCCTGCGCAAGGCGTCCGCATATTTTGCGATGGCGGAGCTCGACCGCCGGCCGAAGTGATGGTGTCCTTCATCGATGCGCATCGTGGTGTGCATGGGGTCGAGCCGATCTGCAACGTTCTGCCGATCGCCCCTGCCACCTATTATGACCATCTGGCCAAACGCGCCGAACCGGCGCGATTGTCAGATCGTGCCAAACGGGACGAAGCGCTGCGGCCCGAGATCCGACGTGCTTTCGAGGACAACTGGAGCGTCTACGGCGTGCGCAAGGTCTGGCACCAACTGCGCCGCGAGGGCTTCGATGTCGCCCGTTGCACGGTCGCAAGGTTGATGAAGGAGATGGGTATTCAAGGCATTATCCGCGGCAAGCCGCACCGGACGACGATCCCGGACAAGAAGCAGCCTTGCCCGCTGGACAAGGTGAACCGCCAGTTCCGGGTGCCGGCACCGAACATGCTGTGGGTGTCGGATTTCACCTATGTCGCCACCTGGAAGGGGTTCGTTTATGTTGCTTTCGTCATTGATGCCTATGCCCGCAAGATCGTCGGCTGGCGGGTCAGTACCTCCCCCCATGCCGGCTTCGTGCTCGATGCCCTTGAACAGGCGGTCCATGACCGCCGCCCGGTCAAGGGCATGGGGCTGGTTCACCACAGCGACCGTGGCAGCCAGTATCTGTCGATCAAATACACCGAACGGCTGGCGGATGCGGGCATCGAACCCTCAGTCGGCAGCGTCGGAGACAGCTATGACAACGCCTTGGCCGAGACGATCAACGGGCTCTTCAAGGCCGAAGTCATCCACCGTCGCGGCCCATGGCGCAGCTTCGAGGCCGTGGAATACGCAACCCTCGAATGGGTGGATTGGTTCAACAACCGCCGCCTGCTCGAGCCAATCGGGAACATCCCGCCCGCAGAAGCCGAGGCCAACTTCTATGCGGCTCTGGAAACTGAAGCCATGGCCGCGTAACTAAACCAAATCAGCCTCCGGCAAACCCGGCGCGGTTCAAACCGCGAATGGGCCGTCGGAACAGGGTTTGGCAGTAAGCGGGGACTGACCACCCACGCACAGTTGGGCCGAAAAGATATGTGTCGGCAGCAAGCATGGCCTCCGCCATTCTCCAGTCCCAATCACCCTGACGACTGGAACCATTTGATGATCTTGGCGATGCTCTCGCCGAACATGGCGATGCCGACGGCAATGCCGAGAATGCCGACGATGATCCATTTCACGAAGGCGGACACGGTGCTGATCGAGCGGACCAGGCGAATGCCGTCGTCGAGCGTCTTCACTTCGTCGGGGCGCAGGGCGAGCAGAAAGGTTTTCGTTTCCTCGGGCAGGTCCTCGAAGCGTTTCGGTGCCTGGTCAGTCATCGGGGTGCCTCCGCAATCCGGATACGATGCTCTTGGCGGTATGGCCGCCCATGTAGAGGCCGGTGAACACGCCGGTCAGCGTCATGAGGATGGTGAGATCGACGGCCTCGATTGCAGCGCCGAAGGCTGCATTGGCGAGCGGGCGCAGGATCAGCGCGTAGAGCCAGACGAAAGCGAGCAGCCACATCCAGCCCGGTCGCCAGCCCCAGGTCCATGTCGGGCCGCCCTTGTCGAGTTCGGCTTTCAGCGTCTCGTTCATCAACCGCTGGCTTTCGACATGGTGCATGAGGATGTCGGCGGCATCCGGCTCGGCCGCGACGATGGCGTTCTGCAGCTCGCCAGCCGGCACGTCGGGCAATCTGTCGGGAGATACGCCAGCCTTTTCAGCAATGACGTCGATCACCTTGCCGGCGATATCGCCGCCTGCGCCGCCGAGCCTGTCACCAAGAGTCTTCTTGATGACGGGCACGGCAAGATCGCCGGCCGCCGCAAGCAGGATGGATGCGAGCGTGCTCATGTCAGCCTCCGAAGATGGATGCGGCAACCACGATCAGCATCAGGATGATAAAGACGAGGATCACAGCAGCCGGCAGATCGCGCCTTCCGGCGCCGGGTACGATATCGACGGGTGCAGGCTCCGGCGTCGGTGTCGGCGCGCTCGGCGACCGCGACGTGGCGGCATCGTAGCCGGCACCAGCCAGCGCCTTCTCGAACGCGCGCGCATGGTTGGCGATCATCGCCGCCCGATCCGTCCCATTCACCACCCGTCGCGCGCCGACATAGTCCTTCTTCGTGCCGGAAACGTAGTCTGGTAGTTTCCTGCCGGTGAAGGTGCCGAGCATCATGCCGTCGATCAGGATCGTGGTCGCATGATCGAGCCGGGCGGCGAGTGCCGGATTATTGACAAGATCGACGCCGAGACGTTTTGCCCAGTCGGTATAGTTGCGCCGGCCGGTGATCTGGACGAAGCCACGTCCCTTGAACCGAACCCCATCGCCCGGCTGCGTGTTGCCCAACGTCGCCCGCCCTTCATAGGCAGCGCCCGACGCGTATTCCTCCATGGTGCGGAAGCGGTCGCTTTCATGATAGGCAGTGGCGAGAATGTAGGCGGCCTGCGCCAGTTCGATGCGCTTTGCGTCCAGCCACGTCAGGATCGCTTCCAGCCGATCCACCTGCGCTTGCGTGAGCGATGTGCCAAAGACGCCGGAATCACGATGCCGCAGCGCCGCGTAGAAACGCGAACGGTCCATGGTCTTTCTCCCTGTATGAGATGTTCCGGGCTGGGCGACGTCACCATTCACGGCCAGCGCTTCAACCGCGCAGACGGAGGAGATGTCGACGGGCAGTGCTGGCGATCAGGTCGCCACGCCGGACTCGCACAGCAGGGTGATGAAGCGGCGGCGGCGCTCCATGTCGGCGGCGGTGCGAATGTTGTAGACGGTGCCTGAACGTGTCTCGATCAGCCGCCAAGTGGGAGTGATGGTGGCAGTCTCGGTATCGAAACGCACGATTATCAGCGCCGGCTGGACGCTTTGCAGGCGCGAGGCGATGACGGTCTCGCCGCCTTTCGATGGAAGGATGCAGGCATCGCGCTCGAACTGTGGCACCCACTGGCCATAGGTGTTGCCATAGCCATCATCGATCTCCTCGCGCTTTTCGAGGCGGACGCGGTCGCGCAGGGCATTGGCGGTGATCCTGGCCATCAGAGCGGACTTTTTCGGTAGGGCGCGATCAAGGCATGAACGGTGCGCTCGATGGAGACGTCGATCTCGGTGTCAGCGCCATCATAGAGCCGCTGGACAATGAGCAGGATGGCGTGCCGGATGGGCTCGGGCACATCGGCCGCCGCGCCATAACCAGCGGTGAAGGCGATGGAGACGGCGTCAGCGCGACGGAAGGTGGCCGGCCAGGATTGCCCCGGTCGCAGGGCGACATGGGCACCGCGCGCATTGGCGAACAGATCGTAGAGGCCAGGATCCAGCGTCTGCTGCACATTGCCGACATCGAAATAGCTGACGCTGACAACCGCGATCACCGGCGAGACCGGCAGAGGCAGGCGATCGGCAAAGCCGGCAAAATCCTGCCGCCAGGTCTGGGTGATCAGCGCCCGGCCGAGAATGCCGGCATAACCGTCGAGCCATGCGGTCGCGGCCCTGATCTGGGCAGTGATCAGGTCGTCCTGGTCATCGTGATCGACGCGCAGATGGGCCTTGGCCTCGGCCAGCGACACCGGCGTGTTGATCGGGGCGACTGTGCGAACGGGAGCGAGCATGGCTGTCTTCCAACAGGTTGATGAACGGGGGGTGGCCAGAATCTCGGCGCTGCCGACTGTCTGGCCGCTCTGACCGATCAGGCGATTGGCGCGTCGTGGGGATGGCCGAGCGCAAAAACCGCACCCGCGGCGATCGACGTGCCGGAGGTTTTGGTGATGACGGCGCGGATATAGCGCTTCGTGCCCTTGTAGCCCTGCTTGTAGACCGTGTTGGCCGCAAGCTCTGCCGGCAGGGTTCCAAGCAGATCGCCGGCTGCCACATCGACAAAATCGCCATCCGTGGTGGTGTTGCTTTCCTGCATGGTGATGACGAAAAGGCCGTCACCGGCAATCGCGCCGGTGTTGATGATCAGGGTTGCCGCGTTGTAGCCCTGCAGATCGGCATGGCTGCCCTTGGTGGTGGCCGTGACCACGGCCGGAACCAGAGACGCAACCAGGCTGAGGCCGGAGATACCGTCCTTCATGACAGAAATCCTTTTGATGAATGGGAGATGATGAAGAGGCGGGCGACCGTCCTTCGACATGCTCAGGATGGTGGCCGCCCGCCATGTGGATCAGGTGCTGATCTTCAGCAGCTTGAGCGCCTCGAAGTTGACCACGCCGCCGCCGACCCGCTTGGTGGTGTAAAACAGCACGTTCGGCTTGGCGGTGTAGGGATCTCGCAGGACGCGGATGCCGATGCGGTCGACGATCAGGTAAGAGCGAGCGAAGTCACCGAATGCGATGGGGAACTCACTTGCCGCCACCGCCGGCATATTGTCGTCGGTGTAGACCGGCTTGCCGAGGATGGTGGCCACCTGTGCAGGGCCGGAGGGTGGCGCCCAGACATAGGCGCCCTCGGCATCCTTGAATTTGCGCACCGTGTTCATGGTCGCATCCGACATCAGCCACGACGCCCCGTTCCGGTAGCCGGACTTGAGCGCATAGTAGAGATCGATCAGGCAATCGGCGGGATTGGCCGAGGCGGTCGCCGCAACAAAGCCGTCAGCCTTGCCTGAAGCGACGAAGCCGATCTTGCCCCAGGCATGGGAGGCATTGGCCACCGTGTCATAGGCAAGGATGCCGCGCGGCTTGTTGATGCCGTCGCCATGGGCAAAGGCAGCGCCCTCCTGTTCGGCGAACTCGATCGCCACTTCCTCGGCCAGCCATGCGGCAAGATCAATGCGCGCATCGTCGAGCGAGGTCTGCGTGGCGCCGGGCATGGCGTAGATCTCGCCGGTATTGATGGCGATCTCACGCAAGGTCGGCGTGGCCGTGCCAGGACGATCCTGTTCCTCGCCAACCCAGCCCGACGTCGCCCCGCCCATATTGACCAGCTTCTTGTAGGTACTGGTCGAGATCGAGATGGTGCGGGCGAGTGAGCGGATGGTGGAGACGGTGCCGAGCACCCGGTCGATCCCGGCCTCGGTCTCTTCCGGCACCAGATAGCCGCCATCGGGATCGGACTGCGTCGTCAGCTTGGCCTTGACCTCGAGATCACGCAGGCCGGCATCGACACCGCGCCGGAAGAAGCGGTCGAAGGCCTGGGCATGTTCGGCCTTGTCCGGATCGGTCGTCCCGCCAACAGCACCGACCTTGACCGCTGCCAGCGCGGCATTGGTCTCGTCGAGGGCCTTTTGCAGGGCGGTGATCTCGGCATTGATACGGTCGACCTTTTCGGTCTGGACCACATCGGCCATGCCGGCCCGGATGTCGGCGAGTTCCTTGTCGCGCTCGAGTTTGAAGTCCTCGAAGGTCTTCTGCAGTTCGGCCAGGATTTTGGTGGCGTTACCGGTTTCGGCGCGCACGCCGAGGATACCCCGGACTGGCCCGCGGCCACCGGGGTTCAGTTCGATACCCATCTCGGGTCTCCTATGATCTAATGGTGTCGATCAGCCGCTGAATGGCGGCTGCATGGAAGCCAGCGTCATGCGTGGCCGTGTCGGCAGCGTCGTGCATGCCGGCAATCTGGTTGAACATCTTGCGCCGCTCCGTGCGCGAGACGCCCTGTTTCGCCAGGGCGGCATCGATGCGGCGCCTGGCTTGGATTTCGGGGCGGACCTGCGCGGACGCATTGGTCTCTGGGTGGATTTCGGTGTCGTCGACGGCATCGGCAAAGCCACATTCAACCGCCTGTGCCGCCGTCATAAAGGTCCCGGCGTCCATCAGGCGCTCGATCTCCACGCGGGCCATTCCGGTGCGGGCTTCGTAGATGTCGGCAAGCGCCGCATCGAAGCCATCGAACAGGCTGGCGGCTTCACGCATGTCGTGGCGATTACCGATCACCATGCCCCAGGCATTGTGCACCATCATGAAGGAGCCGAGCCCCATGCGGATCACATCGCCGGCCATGGCGATGATGGAAGCGGCCGACGCTGCCCAGCCCAGCACCTCGACGGTCACCTTTGCCGGGTGCGTACGCAGTAAATTGTAGATGGCGATGCCCTCGAACATGTCTCCGCCGGGCGAGTTGATGCGCACGATGACGTCGCGATTGCCGATCGAACGGAGCGCCGCCGAGATGCGCTTTGCCGTGACGCCGCCGCCTGTCCAGCCATCGTCGCCGATGACGTCGAAGATGGAGATGGTGGCGTCGGCATCGGGCGCAGCGGCAAAAGGGTGCTCTGCCCATTTCGCCAGCACGTCGCTCGGCGCATCCCACTGGTAGTTTTGCGGGCGAGCCATTGTGGGCGCGTTGGGAAGGCTGCGCAGGCTCATCAGAACTCCTCCAGGAGCTGGAACAGATAACCGCCGAGCGTGACGCCGCCGATGAAGATGCCGAACTCGAAGGCAGGGCTGATGGCGGCCAGCCCGACAACCGCCATGACGATCAGCGTCGAGGCCAGCTTCAACGTGTTCAGAAGGGTCATCTGTTTATTCCTTGTCGTTACGGGGCGTCGGTTTCGTCATCGCGCCGGCCACCAGTCTTTCGATCGCCAGGGTTGCCACTGGCAGCGACCACGCGATCGCCATCGCTGCCGTTGCCAGACTCCTGGCGATCTCGTTGTTCCCCCGCCGGCGCTCCCGCCGTGTTCGGCGGCGGATAGAAGACATCGCCGCCGTCACGCGGGTTCTGGTCTTCCAGCGCGCGGATTTCGTTCGGGCTGTAGACGCCCCATTGCAGGCCTTTGACGTAGGCCTCCCAGCGCGCCTTGATGTCGCCCTTGACGAGCGCCGCCCGGTTGAAGCGGGCATAAAGCGGCTCTTCCGCGCCAATCAGGTCGCGGTTGATCGCCTCTTCCCACATGGTCAGATGGTCTTCGAGCGTATAGGCAACGAAACCGATCGACTGCTGCTCGATGCCGGTGCCCCAGCTCGTGGATTTCTCCGTGTCGCCAATCATGTGCGGCGGCACGCCGAAGAACATGGCAATGTCGGTGCGGCTGAACTTGCGGCTCTCGATCCATTGCGCATCCTCGGCCGTCATGGCGATGCGGGCATAGTCCATGCCCTCTTCGAGGATCAGGTTCTTTCCCTCCTGCTCGCCGCCGGAGCGGAACTCTTCGAGCCCGGCCTTGAGATTGGCGACCGCCTCTGGCCCGAGCTTGTTCGGGTGTTTCAACACGCCGCTGACGCGAGCACCGTTGCGGAAGGTGGTGGCGCCATGATCTTCCATGGCGAGCGACAGGCCGATGGTCTCGCGGGCGTAGGCAATCGCCGACACGCCATGCACGCCATCCAGCGTCAGCCCGACCAGATGGAACACCTCATCCTGGCGGAGCCGGATGCGCCGTCCGTCCTGGCGGGTGTAGATGTATTCCAGCGCCAGATCGTCCGTCTGCCTGACCTCGACCCGGTCGGGATGCAGCGGGATCAGTTCCTGCACCAGTCCGCGTGACCGCACGATCATGGCGTAGGCATTACCGCGCAAAAGCAGATGCGCCTGCAGCATGCGGCGGAACTGCGACGGCGTCTGCCAGCGGTTCGGCCGTCGTCGCAGCACCGTCCAGATCGGCGTGTCGGAGGCGTCTTCGCGGGTGCGCTCATCCACCCGGCGCTTGATGTGCAGCGGCAATGTCGCCACAGCACCCGAGATGATGCGCACACAGGCATAGACGGCCGCCACCCGCATGGCGCTGTCGGGCGTCACCGCAGCCCCCGAGGCGGTCACCGTTCCCGAGCGCAGCGCCTCTTCCAGCTGCTGCGCCGTGGTGATGACGATCCCGCCACCCGCATCCTGGAACGACGCGCGCGGAGATGCGGCGGGCGGTTTTGCGCCGCCGAACCAGTTCGACCAGAATGCCATTGGGTTCTTTCGTCAGCTCTTTACAGCATCAGGATGCCGCGGGTCTCATAGACCGAGCGGCCGGCATTGACGTCGCGGGCCAGCGCCCGCCCGAGCGCGTTGCAGATGGCGACAATGCCGTCGATGCGCTCTCTGGAGCGTTCCTTGTCCGGCTTGATGTTGCCGGCTGGATCATGACGCACGGCAACGTTAGAAGCATTCCAGCGCAGCACCGGATGACCGCCATGCCAGAGCGATCGCGACACAGACAGCCGCTCCAGTTCCGCCGTGGGGGCCGCCATGGAAAGGAACCCCTGGCCGAACTGGACGAGGGCCAACCCTTCATCCTGCAGATGCTGGACGATCTCGCCGGCAAAGGTGCGGTCGTAGGACAGCTCGCGCAGATCATAGCGTGATGCCAGTTCGAGGATTTCCTTCTCGACGAAGGCGAAGTCGGTTGCATTGCCGGGTGTGGCGGTCAGGAATCCCTGGTCACGCCAGACATCATAGGGCACGCGGTCACGGCGCACGCGGCGAACGATGTCATCCTCGGGGATGAAGAAGCGGCAGATGACGATCCATTTGTCTGCAAGGGCGTCGAGATCGTCGTCGAGCGTCGGCGGAAACAACAGCACGAAGGCCGACAGATCGTTGACGCGGGCAAGATCGAGCCCGCCATAGCATTCACGCCCCAGCAGCTTGCCTTCCAGTTCCTCCAGCTCTTGCTTGACGATGCGCCAGTCGGTGGAAGCTGGCAGGCCACCTTCTTCCCACACCGCCATGTCGAGCCAGCGCGTGACCTGTTCGGTCCATTCGTTCAATCTCAGCCGGCGGATCGCGTTCTGCTGCGCCGGCATTTCTTTTGCTTCGTCGATCTGGCGCTTGAGATCGTCGACCTTGACGGTGACGCCGAGGCTCGGGTTTGCCTTCACCCAGACGGCGGGGTTAGTCCAATCGTCGCCGTCGTCGATGGTGGCGATATAGCCGAACCAGCTGTCGGACGAGTCTGTCGGCACCGTGCCCTCCAGCGCCTTGACCGAGAACTCATGATGCTGGCGACAAACGGAATGGCGATCATAGCCGGCCGTCGTGATCTCGAAGATCAGTGGCTGCCGCCGAGCACCCGTCGCGGTGTTGAGCTTCTGGATGATCTCGGGTCCAGGATGTTCATGCACCTCGTCGACGGCGGCAAAATGAATGTTCAGGCCGTCCATCTTGGTGGCATCCGCTGACAACGGCCTGAACCAGGACGAGGTCGGCAGCACGGCCAGATTGTTCACCGTGCGTGTGATCCTCGATTGCAGCGCCGAACTCGCCGCCACCATGCGCTCGGCCTCGCCAAAGACGATCCTGGCCTGATCGCGCGTCGTTGCCGCCGAATAGACATGCGCACCGGGCTCGCCATCGGCGATCAGCGCATAGAGCGCCGTGCCGGCCAGAAGCACCGACTTGCCGTTCTTGCGCGCCACCTCGACATAGGCCGTGCGGAAGCGGCGCAATCCATCCTTGCGCTTCCAGCCATAAAGCGAGCCGACGACGAACTGCTGCCAGTCCTGCAGCACGAAGGGCTCGCCCGCCCATTCGCCGGTCGAGTGGCGCAGATGGCCGAAGAAGTCGATCGCATGCCGTGCCGCAGCGCCATCCCAGACCAGGCCGCGTTTTGCCCCCAACTTCAGGTCCGCGAGGTGCCGCTCGCAGGCCAGACGCACGAGCCGGCCGGCAATGATCTTGCTACTGACGACGTTTCGAGCATAGGCCGTGACCGGGCAGGCATTCTTGCCAGATCGCGATCTATATCTTGCGGCCACGGCTCAAAAAGTCCTCGAAGGGGTCGGCAGTTTCAGCAGGCTCCGCCACGCGAATGCGCGAGCGGCTCGATGGCGTCAGGCCAAACTCGGCCTCGATCTGGTGCATCTGCGCCAGGCATTTGTTGGCGACGGCCAGAAACGGGTTCTGGATGATGTTGTCATTCGACGTCTTCACCACATGGCCGCGACGCTTCACTTCCTGCTCGGCTTCAATCCAGCGCCGCCAGATAACGACGTAACGCGCAAGCGCACCGGTATCGAGCTCGGTCATGACGCCATGGTGCGCTAACATCTCAGCCATTTCGGTGAACTTGGTGCTTGCCTCCTCGTCGAGATGATCTGGCGGTGCGGGAACTGCCACCACCGGCTTTGGTTCGGCCTTGTTCATGCGGTGTGGTCGGGCTGTACCTTTCACAAGCTTCAGATGTGTTGGCAGCGGCTTGCGGCCGGCCATGTCAGAACTCCTTGTGTGAGCACCAGATAATTTCGGTTCGCGTAACGATTGGCAAAAGTAAAAGTTGACACCAAGTCCAATCGCCCCTATTGAAGGCCATCGATATTTTCTTGCTGAGCTTTTTTATTGCGCGATTGGCACCGCGCCTTGAACGAACCCTCCCTTTAAAACATCGCTATCATCATCCGTAACGCCTCGGCGCTGCGGTCCTCTATGTTGCTATGAAAGGGTTCGTTATGACCACTGGCACAGTTAAATGGTTCAATTCCACAAAAGGCTTCGGCTTCATTCAGCCTGACAACGGCGGCGCTGACGCCTTCGTTCACATCTCTGCCGTCGAGCGCGCCGGAATGCGCGAAATCGTCGAAGGCCAGAAGATTGCCTATGACATGGAGCGCGACATGAAGTCGGGCAAAATGTCGGCTTGCAACCTGCAAGCTGCCTAAAACGGTATCCGCTTTCCCTTGACCACGGATGTACTGGCACTGCGAAAGCATAATACCAATCAAGGTCAGGCAATTTGCCTGGCCTTTTTTTATGGCTGCTCACCGAAGCTGGCCTCTGGAAGACAACACCAACAATGACACCAACACACAGCATATCTCGCCAAACAGCTGAGATAGCTTTCGCTAAAATTCAAACACCCTTTCTTCTCCGGAAGCCCGCCGACCAAAAATGCGACCCGATCGCTCAGGCTCGCCAGGAAAAGACACTGCGGTTACGCAGCGCTCGTCTGGCCAAAGAAGCCGAGGATCTCAGGGGCAAATCTGCCGCATTGTTTTTCCCAAGCGCCGGGAAAGCTTGACCAGAAAAGCTCGACACCGAAGCTTCATGCGCTGGGTTTTCTGCTCAGCCACAAGCTTTCAAACGCCCTGCGCAGACAGTAGCTACGGGCGATGCTGACGACGGTGAAGATGGCGCCCATCGCCATGTTCTCGGCGAGTGTGGTCGTCAGTCCGAACAGTGGGAACACCACAATCTGGGTGATGACCGCGATGCCATAACCAACTGCGACATTGGCGAAGGCTTCTACCAGCGACATGGTGCGCGATTGCTTCATGCCGCATCAGCCTGTTCCGGCACACGCTCTGCCGTGATCGCGTCAAAGCTGCGGCCATCACCATCCAGCGTCGCCGGCTTGCCGGTATATTCCTGCCAGCGTTTGACGACGACATCGCAGAAGGCTTCTGACAGTTCGAGGCCATAAACCTTGCGGCCGGTCTTCTCACCAGCGATCAGCTGCGATCCGGAGCCTGAAAACGGCTCGTAACAGATATCACCGGTTCTTGTGTGCAACAGCATTGGCAGCGTGAACACGCGCACCGGTTTTGATGTCGGGTGCTCGCGGGTTTCAATCTCGGACGACGGAATATTCCACACCGTCGTCGGCCAGCTTTCAAAACCCTCGCGATTGATCCTTGGCTTCTTGCCGCGAACCCAGCCAAACAGGCAGGGCTCATGCGCCCACAGCATCACCGAGCGCGTCAGCACCGGGCGAGATTTCGCCCAGATGATCTGCTGATGATGCAGAACATCGAACTGGTCCCAGACATTTTCCAGCATGCGCTGACGGCGCGAGGCGTGCCAGCAATACCAGGCGACATCCTCGGCAATGGCATGATCGATCGCCACCCGGCAGAAGGCTTCATAAAATTCTGGCCCCTGGCTGGAATCATCCCAGTGGGGCTGTTCGATATAATCTTCAGACCAATCCTTGTTGGCGATCTTCTTCGCCCGCTTTGACGCGTTCTTCTTGGTCGGATGATTGGTGCCGTCATAGTCGACCAGGTAAGGTGGGTCGGTGGCAAACAGCGCCGCCCGCTCGCCGTTCATCAAGCGCGTGACATCTGCTGGATCGGTACTGTCACCGCACAGCAAGCGATGATTGCCAAGCAACCAGAGATCGCCGCGCCGGCTCACCGGCGTGACCGGCACCTGCGGAATGGCGCTGTCCTCGGTCAGCCCGTCCTGTTCGTCATGGCTGCCGTAAAGCAGGTTCTGCAGCTCGTCATCGGCAAAGCCGGTGAGGCCAAGGTCAAAGCCGGCCTCCTGCAGGTCGGACAGTTCGAGCGCCAGCAGCTCCTCGTCCCAGCCGGCATTCATGGCAATGCGGTTATCGGCAAGCACCAGCGCCCGGCGCTGCGTCTCGGACAGACCCGTCAGCACGATCGTCGGCACCGTATCCATGCCAAGCTTGCGCGCCGCCAGCACGCGGCCATGACCAGCAATCAGCGTGCCATCCTCGGCAATCAGCACCGGGTTGGTAAAGCCGAAGGTGCGGATCGATCCGGCAATCTCGGCCACCTGCCCTTCCGAATGCGTGCGAGCATTGCGTGCATAGGGAACCAGATCATCAAGCTTGCGATATTCGACGGCCAGCTGACGCTCAATGCCATCAACACCGATATGCGCAGTTTCAGCGATTGTCATTTTCGGTATCCAGTGAAATCAACATCTTAGCCGCGCACCCCCCATGCTTCATTTTGGCCACGGATGCGCTTTTGGTGGCGCGCGGTCCTGGGGTCGAACTCTCCAGAGATTTGACCTCCCCCGGGGGGGCCTATCAGCAGCGCCGAGCATTGCCGAAGCCGCCATCCTTCGCTGCCGTCTTCCTGCCGTGGCACGATGCGCACAGCGCCTGCCAGCGGGCGCGGTCCCAGAACACCGTCTCGTCACCGCCATGCGGATTGATATGATCGACAACACTGGCCGGGCGGATCAGATTATGACGCTCGCACTCCATGCACAGCGGATGATCGTGCAGGAAGGATGCGCGTTCTGTTCGCCAGCGCTTCGAGCGATAGAGCGCACGGGCCACCGGATTGCGCTGGCGGGCATAGTCCTGGTCACGCTCACGCTTTTCGCGCCGGCCAACGGGACGATGGATCGGTGGACGAACGGGCATGGTGCTGATCTCAATGATTGGAAACGATGGTGTAGAAACGAAAACGCCTGCGAGGGATGATCCGTCGCAGGCGCTACTCTCCCGAGCATATCCAGAATATACCCCAAAAGAGCTGTTTCTGTCTGTTCGAAAACTGTCCGCCGGACAGATTTCTACCCGGTTCTCACGCTTACGACGCACAAGCTATTTCGATCACCTTGCGCTTCGACAGGTTGCGGTTGAACCGCCGCCGATTGAGTTTCAGGGTGATGAGGCACAGGCCATAAAGCCAGTGCTCGTTGGCAGCAGACCGCTGAAGCCCGACCCGGCAGCAGATGATCTTCCAGCGCCAGCCATGGGCTTTCATCCAGACGATCTTGCCGTCAACCGGCTCAAGCCCGATGGTCCATGTCAGCGTTTCCTCCATCCGAGAAATCGCGGCAGGTGATGGCGATAACTGTATCGGTGCTGGCTCCTGGCCAACCAGATCCGAGAACTCGTAGAAATATTCCGGCCAGGTGTTGAAATATCCCTGTCGCCGTGGCCCGGGGAGACGTTTTAGGACTGCGGCAGCCTCTGCAAGCCGCTTCTCGACCAGGCTCGGCGTCCATTCGCTCATCGCACGCCTCCTGCGGTTTCCACCGCCCATAGCAACAGCGCGATGGCATCGGCCTCATTGTCATCGGCTGGGCTGAAACCGCGCGCACGGATGGCGGCAAGCACCGCCTCCTTGCCGGCATTGCCCTTGGCCGTCACGTGACGTTTGATGGTGCCGACCGGAACGCCCTGATAGGGCACGCCATGCTGCTCGGCCCATGCGGTCAGCGTCGCCATCAGCCCGCCATAGACATGGGCAGCGTCGGTGCCGGCATGGCGGCGCACCTCCTCGAACCAGATCGCGGCCATCGGCCCGGACAGCCGGTCGATCTCGGCCAGCCAGTTGGCAAAGCGCAGGTAGCGCATGCCGCCGCCATCGAAGCGGCCCGGGCGCAGCGAGACGGTGCCGCTGGTGATCAGGCCATCGCCATCGCGCAATGCCCAGCCGGTGGTGGTGCCGAGGTCGAGGGCGAGGATCGGGCGATGGTGGGCCATCATGACGGGCAGCGCGGGGATTGCGCTGCTGTTCTCAATGCGCTGAGTCGGTTCAGCCATGGGTGGTCTCCTTCTCGGGTTGGCTGCTGTGGTGGAGGACGACGGCGGTCATGTGCTTGGCGGTACGGGCCACCGTCGTCTGGTCGGGATCTTTGCGCTCACGGCTTGCGAGATGCCTTGCGGCGTAGAAAGCGATTGCGGCGTGCAACACCGGCGGCCGAGACGGCTCGCCCTGGACTATGATGGATTGAACAACGACGGTTGAGGTTGCCGACGGAGGTCTTGATGCCGGTGATGACCTCGAACGCGCGATCGCAATCTGCACAGTGGGACTGCCAGACGAGCAGCCAGGTCTGTTTTCCATCGCGTCGGACGTAGGGTCGGATTTCGAGCAGTTCGTATCGCTGTCCTTCGCGCAGCAGCACCGTGCCTACTTGTGGAGGATTGGAAAAGTTGAGTGCATGCACGACATGTCGCTGATTCATGGTTCACCTCTTACTGCTAACGGACGGAAGACACGCCGGACCTTCCCGAACCGGGCAGAGGGAGGAGGAGACGCCAGCGGCTACGCTGGGCGTCCTCCTCCCCACCCTGTAAGGGTGGGTTTCACCCCCACAACTTGAAAAGGTAGGCAAGTCTTTGTGATTGCTTGATAAAATCAAGTTGTGGAGGCGAGAAACGTTCAAGCCGTTCCCAACTTGAAGCTGCGTGTCACAGCGTGATGGTGCGCGGAAGATCAAAGGTAGTTGGGAAAGGCCCTCCCAACTTGCTGGCGCGCGAGCCTGCGAAATCGGCAGTGATGCAGCGCAGGTAGTTGGGAGAAAACTTCCCAACTCCCCCAACTTGAAGCTGCGCAATCCCACGCAAAACGAGATGCGGTGCCAGATGATCATTCGACACCCTCCGGATAGACCCATACGGTCGGGTTCTCGACCGGGAGCGCCGCGCCGCTTTGCGGACATTTGTAGATGGTCGGCAGCACAGGATTGAGAACGGGCACGATCTCACCCGTCTCGGCATCGGCGTCGGCTTCGCCGGTCGGAAACCTCATGCCCTCGACACAGAGATAGCCAAATTTCGACCTTGAGGTGGGCAACCCGAACGGCGTGCCATCACGGACGAATTTGATGAATCCCTTGGTCGCAAGCACGCTGATCCGCTCCCGGATCGTGTCCTTGCCGCCGAGCCCGGCCTTGTTCTCGAAGGCTTCAGCGAATTGCAAAGCGGTATAAAGATGTCCGGAACGGGCCTCATCGAAGAGGAGTTGCAGGATCACATCGCCTTTGCGCACGCGCTCGGCGTCGTATCTGGCGCCAACCTCGGCGCGGACCAGCCGTTCGTTCATCGGGTTGAGCTCGACCCAGCGACCATTCACCTTGTCGACCAGCTTGGCTGGCAGCGCCGGGCCATTGCGCAGTTCGATCTCCAACCGGCGCTGGGACGAGTCCTCGTCCGGCCGATGCAGGATGAGGCCGGTAGTGTAGAAGCCGCGTAACGCGCTGGCGCCGGAGAGCGCGAGGAACGGGTCGTCCTTCACCTGTTGCTTGGAGAGCTTCCTGGTGTGGTGGATAAGAACTACGCCGCAATCGGGATCGATATGATCGCGCAGGGCCTCGACGCGATCCTTGAGGAAGAACATCATGGCGGCATTGTCGTTTTCGCCGCCACCATCTGGGCCACCGTCGAACAGGTTGCGGATCGGGTCGATGCAGATGATGTCTACGGGTTCGGCCGGAAAAGCGCGTCGGATCGCTGCGGCGACACGCACGCTGCCCTCGGCGTCGAGCAGCATCTGCAGCTTCGGCGTGGCAACGAGATTGTCGCGCGCGGCGGCCAGCATGTCGGACGGCAACCCGATCTGCTGCATGCGCTCACGCAGGTAGTGATACTGGATCTCCGCCTGCAGGTAGAAGATCCGCAGCGGCCGCGGCGGCGTGAAGCCAAGAAAGGGCACGCCCGCGGCCATGTGCACGAGCCAGGTGATCAACAGATCGCTCTTGCCGACCTTTGGTGCGCCGCCGAGCACCAGAAGGCCACCCGGCGTCAGCACGCGCGGCGCGATGATGTCGGCCGGCATTGGGGTGGTGTCGTCAAGCAGCGCGCCGAGCGTGAAGGTGGGAAGCTCGTTCGGCGCGGGTGCCGCGCTGTCGAGGCGGACCAGCGGGGGACCGTGCTTTTCGACATGGATGGACCAGAGCCGCTCCGACTCGCGCTTCAGCCGCTCCACCGGCCAGGCAGGCCGCAACATGGCGGCGTTGTATTCACAGATTGCCTGCCAGCCTTCGCCCTTCGACAGCCGGCCGTCGTGCACCATGCGGATGTAGTGGCCGATGGCGGCCGAGGCGCCCTCGAAGCGCGACCAGTCATCCTGCGCGCCCTCGCGCACCGGGGTCACCAGCACATCGGCGACGGCCGGCTTGTCAGTTACGGAAAAGTCAGGCTGCAGCGAGATGCCCGGTGCCGGCGGCATGTCGGTGACGGCCTCGATGAATTCTTCAAGATCGCGCTCGAGGTCGGTGTTCAGCTCGACAATGCGCACCTGCGTTTTGAGGCTGTTCTTGTAATAGACCGAGCCTGCCA